GTGGACCTCCGCTCCACAAGATGTACACATTGAATGTACTTTTTCGTCAACACCAACTCTCATTAAATCAACAATTTGAAAGAAAGTTGAATATTTTGTTGCATCCCACCTCATGAAATCTACCTCAATATCTTTAATTTTATCTGTATTAAAACCTCTCCAGTCGTGAACTATATAAGGAAGTACCTTAATAAATCCTTGATCTAATTTTTTTCGTTGTGCTGGAGTTTGTGTCCGGTCTTTAATATATTGCGTAATTACCTTCATAACACCAATTGAAGGTGGTCTGAGTTCTAATACACCAGAGCTTTTAGTTTGAACTTTGAAAATTCTTTCTTCGTGATCGAAGTACTTCATCATTTTATCATCGATAGTATTCGGTCTCAAGTTGGAATTACAAAATTCAATTTGTTGAGCAGCCTCGCATTCAGGACATTCAAGAGGAATGTTCAATTTATTTTCTCCTTTAGCGAATGTTAATTCTTTAACAGCCAAAACAACATGAATACGATCTTCTTCACATAAATCCTTCCAATTAGAAATTTTATTAGGAATGTTAACATTTACACAAGAACTCATAATATGGTTCATTGCTTCATCGATTGAAAATGGATCATCATCATTTACAATAGAGAATTGTCTAATTTCCTTAACTGTTGCAGGTCTAATAGATACTTTCATTCCTTCTGGATAAAATAATCCTCTAGATGGGAAATTAGTAGGTGCAATAGAGTGCCATCCCATTTTATACTCTTCTCCACTGTCTTCATTTTTCTTTTGCCAATCAGAACTTTTACCAAGTGATGTAGATTTTACTTCACCTTCTTGTACGTTTTCTGTTTTAGCTCGGCTTTCGGCTTCTTGTTCAAAAAGACCGCTTTCCTTTTCTCGCTTTTCTAATTCGTTTTTAGCGATTTCGTCAAAGTTGTTTTCTTCTGTGCTCATCGTAAGATATTTTTAGATTTGTTTTTAGATTGATATTCTTTTAAGATTTTTTTGACATGTTCATTTACGAACGATGTCTGTTTGCCTTCGTATTGTGCGATATGATGTAAAATTAAATCTCGAACATACGTTGAAGTTGCAATTAATTTACCTTCATGCATAGATGCCGATGTTATTATTCTGTTTAATTTTTGTTCATCTTCGCTACTTAGAAGGACCTGAATTTTTTTGTCCCTTGCCATTGCGAATTTTATTTTTAGATTATCATATTATTGTAGTATTAGATTATATATTCGGTGTCCACGAGAAATTTTCGTTGAATCAAATATAATTCAAATGGTCTCGTTTTTGGCTTATTGAATCATATATAATACACACCAACAAAACGATAATTCAACACGCACCAACTAGAATATGGACAAAAAACAAAAGGTACCCAATTAAGGGTACCTTCAGTTCGGGATATGTAAAGGGGAAAAAGTATATATTAAGCTTAGATTATACCATGTCTTCTGTCCACCAATCAGCTCTCCAAGTCATTTCCAGCTCGGCAGGTTCAGCAGTATCATAATTGAGTTCAGCAGCCGCAGCTAATTCGGAGCCTGTTGGGAAGCAACCATAGAAGGTTCTTTGCCAGAATATGTCGCCAGCTCTATTGTAGTTAGACACAACGATAGTTCCAACATAATCCTTTTTCAATCCTTGCTCTCCCGTTAAAGAGTTATACACAAGTCTATTCCAATCTCTTAGTGTTTTGTAAACATACATTTCGTTCGCATCGTTAAGGTTCAATGAGAAACCGATCGCCAAATCTACGGTTGTAGAATCTGGTGCAGATTTTGCATAGGAACGAGTTGCGAACTTATATTTTTGTTCAACAACTGCTTCCATTTTTTCGTTTGTCAAACCACCAATTTTTCTTACGTGTTCAAGAAGAATTTCTCCACCTGCAATTCCTGAAGGAGGAAGAATACTTACCTCGAATAAGTTCTGATAGAACGGTTCGTAATATTTGGTAGCCGCTTTACTGTTAGTAAAATGTGGTAATCCAGCCATGGTATCTAGTATTTTTTCTTTTATTTATATATCTTACCTTTATGAGATAATCTTGAGGTAGCCGAAACTACCTCAAGATTCTCAAGTTATTTTAGAAGTTACCTGCCTGAATAGATCCAGTTTTAAGGATAGTTACTCGGTTAACAAGTATACCCATTCCTCTTACAGGTTCTACGTAAGTATCTAGGATACCGATGTTATTATCGATAACTTCATTTGTGTTATTTGACGAGTCCATTACGTTTTGGAAGTCGTATAATCCACCGTCGTTCAAGATTTGAGACAAGAAGTTGTCAGCCAATGTCTTGATTTCTAAACGGTTTTGTTGAGTATTAAACTCCCATCTGTAATTCTTAAGGATTTCAGCGATTCCATCCTCAATATAGATAAGCAACTCACGAACGTGGATTTGAGAAAGAGCAGACTTAACAGTTTGTTGTGCAGTCTGGTTAGCATTAATAACTAATCCAAATCCTTGTTTGTTTACAATTGCGTTTAATCCGAATGGTTCGATGTTATCCAAATCTTTACGATCGAATGAATATTCAACTCCACTAACTCCAGTTCCAGCAACCACACCTCTACGAGGTCCTGCAACGATTGACCATGGTAACGCTAAGTTATATTTGTCAATGTACAAGTTCGAGATATGTGCAGCAGGTGGTACAAATTTAGTAGTTCCATTTTCACTAATTCTTAAGTTAGGAGTATAGAATCCACAGTAATTAGCACCGTCTGCAATACTCGGTAGCGAGTAAATATTGCTTGGGTTAAGAGCCAAGTTACCTCCAGTAGCAACGTATCTTGCATCGAAGGTTGATTGAGAATCGAATTTGAATAATGGATTCGTAGAATTCTTGAATTCCTTCACTGAAGGTGAGTTAAGAATTGCGAATGCATTTTTTCTTCCTTTAGCGATCTTAGATAATCTCGCTTTAGAAGATGCCTCGATTCCGTGGTTGAATGTATCAATGATATATCTGAATGTGATAGAATCTCTGTCTTGTAACGTTTCAGCGATATTAGTGTTATACATTACATCCAGAATTTGATTCATTCTAGAGTTTGTATTGTTAGGCTTAGACGTTGTAGGAATAGTATATCCATCCAATGCAGTAACTGTATAGTGTGTTACGAAATCATCGATTGAAGTATATCTCTCAACCGCTGTAGGTACACCACTTAAATCAGGATATGTAAAGATTGCATCGTAAGTTTCTACGATAAACCATCCATAAGTAGGAGATGTAACATCACTGTCGTAAGTAGCAGACTTAACTCTAGTTAAACGAGTAGTTCCTGTTCTAGGATCGATTTTAGTATCATAATCACCGCTTCCAGTAACTGATTCGAATCCTCTAACCATGAATTGTCCAACTTGAATTTCTCCAATGTAGTTTTGTCCGGCAGTTGTACCAACCGTTCCTAACTTGATTTTGTTAACTCCAATTACGTTTGTTGCTCCAATAGGATAAACCTCGTTGATGTTACCTTCAAGAGTACTAATATAAACAGATTCGTTATATGTAGCACCAGTAGCACCGTTTTGAGGAATTGCAATAAACTGAGTAACGAATCCATTGTCACCTGGTAAAATTCCAACCTCAGTAACGAATGTATCGTCGGTAAATGCAGTAACTTTTCCGTTCGCAACTTTATGAGAAAGAATTGCAGCGTCAGTATCTCTAGATCCTGAAGGAACAGAAATTTTAACATCGGCTAAAGTGTCAAGATCATAAGAGTTGATAACTTCAGCTTTAATTGGGTTAAGTGAAGCAGTAGGACCACTTCCTTGAATTTTATCACCAGTTGTAATTACACCGCTAATAACATCTAATCCTAATTGAGCTTTAGGACCAGCAAACATTGAAGAGTGAATTGGTGAGCTTCCTACAGGATTAATAGTATAGTTAATATTAGGTACAATTTCAATTGTTGCAGTAGCACCAGTTGGTGCACTATTTGAAGTATTACCAGCATTCCAACCTAATGTGAACGCAAGTCCAGCACCTGAAGTAGTACCTGAATTATATCCAGGAACGTTTCCAGCCTCATCGGTTGAAGTGATTTGTACGGTTAATAAATCTTTGTAAGATCCAACCGTTGATAAAGATCTGTCTGATACTCTAGCGAGAGTATATTGAGGACCTGCATAAGCGGTTGCACTAGCACCAGTAAGACCAGCACTAACGAAAGATTCACCAGCAATAATTGAATTGGCAAAATCTTCGAAAGAATCCTGACCGGCAGTTGTAGTAGCGAAAAGCGATTGAGCAGTTCCACCTACAACCCATGGGTGATAAGGACCAAATACTTTGATTTGATCGTAAGCACCACCACCACTAGCAGTATTATATGCAGAAGAAGCATCTAGATCGAACATTCTATAAGTAGCACCAGGATTAGCACCAGTAAATAAATATGTACTTGCACTAGCACCAGAAGCACCATGATTGTAATCTAATTGTCTATAAGCTTGTAATTCGTTCAAAGTTCCGAAGTATGAAAGGAAATCAATAACTGAAATTCCGTTTTCATTTTCTTCCAATCCATGTCCAATAAGATCGAGTTGCAAACCATCAACGATTGCATCAGTGATAATGCTTGGATTATCATAGAACCAATCTTTGTTCATTGCTAAAACTAATCCAGTGTAAGAAGTTTCGTTATTAACGATATCTTCAATAAACAAGTTAGTTCCGTCTTTATCTTGGAATTCAGGAATTAAAGAACCTGTGTATTCGGCCAAAGTAGTAACCTCAGGTAATTGAAGTAATTTATCAATACCATTTGCACTGTTTCCAAAAGAATCAGTGATAGTCGCTTTAAGACCTTTTGTAGTAAAGTAATCTCCGTAGATAGGATCTACAGAAAGAGCAGCATAATTACTAAAGTCACCTTCAAGAACAACAACTCTCACTAAGAAGTCAGAGATTAAACTTGATTTGTCTAAGAATGGAGGCACTTTTCCGCTTCCGTACCATTCTTCGGCAGTGATATCAAATCCTGGAGTTGAAGATTTAGTAACAAATACTGAAATGTTTTTTCTACCGCTGTTCGCTAGATTAAAGATAGTAGAACCATTTGGTGAAGAAGTTGCATTGACCGTAGAGTCGTTTGCATCTACCGCATTGATTACTGCCTCATCGTCGATGAACCAGAACTTGTCTCTGTTAAAGAATTCCTTAACAGCAGAAGTTCCTTCAGCGTGGTTACCTAAGTTTGATTGAGCACTCAAAGCTCTAAATTCTGCAGTTACACCGTCAGGAAGATCGAGTAAGTTTAGTGCCAAAATTGGACCTCTATCCAACGCAGTTAAACAGGATCTGTGGAAATAAGATCCTTTTAATTCAAGTCCAGTATCAATATCACCAAAAACATCTTTAAAGAATTGTACATCAGGTACAAAAATTGGTGTGTTGAAAGGACCTTTGTTGGAGTATCCAATGACAAGACGGATTGTTTCCGCTGGAATGTTGATAAGTTGACTCTTATCAAATTCTAGACGATAAACACCACTTGACTTAAATTGTTGAATATTCGCTGGTAAAGCCATTTGTCTAAAATTTTTTTTTATTTAGTTATATATCATTCAGCTTCTAATTTAATTACTCGACAATATCATATATGTTGAATGAATCGCCGGATAAATTTCCACTTATTTCGAGAGTCTCCTCGATTTTAGTTTTATATATTTCTTCGATGTAATCGAAAAGTTCTTCAACAGTCTCGGAATAGTCAACCGTATCAAAAAAACTACAAGCATTAACCACAGTCATCATACAATCATCATTACCGGTTTGTGCAGAATATGTACCATTCTCATTTCTAGAGAACATTGCCGCTTCGCTAACAGTGTTAATATCCTTAATAACCATTCGGCTTGTTCTTATATAATTCTTAACTTTTGTAGTAAGTATTCTCTTGTTATCACGATTGACCTTGATTCCCGGTTTCTTTATTTTTGAACCGACACGATGTGAATATCTTACGATGGTCTCTTCATCAAAATCATTTCGTGTTGGATATAATGCAATTAGATTGTTGATAACTTCTTGACCAAATGCATTATATTCTATAATAAGACGTAAATTTTCCTGATCAAATATTTCAACACACAATTCATAGAGAATCATACTAAAATCTTTTAGTGAATGAAGATTTGATCTGAATATTCCTATTTGTTCCAATTTAAAGAAGTCGGTAATATCACTAGGTGACACAAGATCTCGATGATCTTTTATGTCCATTGGCAATACTTTAAAAATATTTATGACGGTATAATCTTTTCCTACACCCTCTGCTAAGTCTATTGAAAACAAATAAAAATCTTGGTTTCCATCGAGCATATCAACATCAATATCAGGATCCCATCTCAACGAAGAATAATCTATTCCTAAATCATCTAAAGCATCTAATTCTCTAAAGACAAATTCCTTTTCATTATTTTTTACCTTTTTCATTTCAACTGAAGAAAGTAAAAGCGAAGATGATGAAAGAAATTGATTTCCATATTGTTGATTAAATGCTTCGATAGAGCCTAGATTAGCGACCTCTTGTTCTTTCCAAGCTTCATCTCTACCAGGAACTTGCCACCAATCAACTCGGAACGGAGCGTATTCATTATTACCATCTACTGCATTTTGATATATGTCGTGAAACTTATTATATCCATTAGGTGTAGAAGTTATGATAACTCTGGATATCTTAGATGATGATAGCGTTGGATAAACGTTCTCATAAAATGGATTAATAATACTTGGCATAATATGAGCAAACTCATCCAAGTATAACAAATGAATTGTAAACGATATACCACCAGTCTTTGTTGTATTCTGACCAATAACTCGACACCCATTATCAAAACGCATTTCCATTACGTCTTTTTTCATGATGCCTGGTTTTAAGAAAAATGGAAGATTCTCATAAATATGTTTTGCCTTCATAAGGATCTCCTTTGTAGTAGCACCCTTATTAGACATAATCATCGCATTCTTATCAAAATTAAAAAGCGAATACCATGCAATAAAAATACCTGAACAAATAGTTTTACCAATCTGTCTTGATGCTAATGTGACATTCCAGCGATTTTGTTGATACTGTCTAAGCATTTCTTCTTGATAAGGTCTTAGGATAATTTTCCTAACACCCTCATCCGTCATAGCATGACAATACTTATTTGCGAAATAAACAATGTCCTTTGCACAACGTTTTATTTCTGCAACTTCTTCTTTTGAATAATCATATACGGTATTTCCTTTACGATAAGCAATGTCA